GATGCGCTAGATGCTAGTCGGTCTAAATTGGGAGCTGCTCTTTTTGGTCCTACGGTAGAACCAGTAAATGTTGCAGATGCAGCAACTATGTTGACCGACCCAAACATGCTCCAAGTAATGAGCAAACCACAAAAAGAAGCGTTAGCAGCTCAAGCAAAATTAACAGGCGAGCGACAAGCTCAGATTGATGATTTGCGAAAGCAATTTACTGCTCTTCCAGAAGTTAAAAACTTCAGTTTGATTGACAATGCGTCTCGAATCGTTGCAAAAGCCGTAAACGATCCTAGCGCAGTTGCAACACAAGAATTAGTTAGACGAGCAGTGCAATTGATTGAGCCGGGCATGGCAGTACGAGAAGGTGAGCAAGCAGCTATTGCTGCCAGTCAAAGCATACCAGATCAATTTAAGGGTCAACTACAGACTGCACTGACTGGACAGGGTGGATTGCAAGCAGATGTGCGAGAAGGCATTTTGCGAATTGCTCAACGAGCGTATGAAGCTCAGGCAGAACGATATAAAACAACCAAATCATTTTATGAAAACATTGCTAAAGAACGTAAGTTACCAGAAAAACAAATCAGTTATTTAGGTGAAGCGCAGCCGTGGGAATCTCTTGTAAAGACACCTGAGGCTACTGACAAAACGTCACAGTTGCAAGCAATACTAAAACAACTAAAAACTACAGCCAACCCTGCTCGTATCGCAGAATTAAAACAACAAGCAGCCGCAATTTATAAGGGGCAATAATGGCTACGGAAGAGGATTTATTTGCTGCTATTCAATCGTTTGAGCCATATCAGCCAAGCCCCGAACGACAACAGCAAATAACTGCACAGCAAGAAATTGTGCGGCAAGCAAAGGCTGATGTTGCAGCTAAAAAAGCAGCTATTCCTCAACTAATGCCACAAATAGGCGCTGGATTGTCTGCTCTTGGCCAAGGTTTAAGTTTAGGCTTATCTGATGAAGCATTAGCTGGTCTTACAAGTCTTTTCGGTGGCGATAGTTATAGTGCTGAATTAGCGCGTCAAGCAGAACAACGTAAGCAAATGCAGCAATTGTATCCTGTAACTAGCACTGTAGGTGAAATAGCTGGTGGAGTCGCTGGTACTATTCCAGCAATGAGTGTTGCTGCTCCTAGCCTTGCGTCACGATTGCTATTGGGTGCTACTGGCAAAGCAGCGCCTACCCTAGGCCAACTTGCCGCTATTGGAGCAACGCAAGGTGGTATTTATGGTGCTGCCTCAGCTCAACCTGGAGAACGTATTCTAGGCGGTTTAACGGGTGCAGGAATTGGAACCGTTGCTTCTCCTGTATTGGGTAAAGTTGCTCAATATGGTGCTCAAAAGATTGGCGAAGGTGTTTCTTTATTAAAAGCTTTAGGCAGTACGCAACCGGAACGGGGAGCATTTGGTTTTGGTGGTACTCCCAAACTTTCTGAAGCGCAAATTCAATTAGCTAAAATTCTTTCAGAAACGGCACCTGAAAACGTAACAGGAGCGCGACAAGCATTAGTTAGAGCTGGTGAACTTGGGAAGCCAATGTTTCTACCGGAAGCAGTTGAATCTCCTGCTCTTTATCAACAAGCTAAACTAATCGCAAATTATCCTGCGTCAGTAGAAATATCAAAAACTGCGATCGAACAGCGTGCTGCGGATGCTATTGATCGAATGACTCAAACACTAGATGTCGTTCATCCTCAGCGAAATGTAACTGCTGGTGCCAATCAACTGGTAGAAGGAGCACAAACTATTTTAGATAATTTGGGTATTGCTAGGAAACAAGCGACCGCACCTCTTTATGAGGCAGCATTTAGTTCTACACCAGAACTTACAAATGCATCGGCAGTTGAATTGATTGCTAAAAATAAGCGCATTCAACAAGCGATTGCTCAAGTTAGGAAAGAAGTACCTGAACTTGCAAATCAAACAGATACAAGTTTAGAGGTGCTACATCAAGCACAGCAATATCTTTACGGAAAAGCAAAATCCTTAAAAAATAAGTATATTGCTGGTAAAGTTACTGATGCACGAAATGCTTTAATGAATGCAATTAAGCAAGAATCACCAGATTACGCTGAAGCAACAAAAACGTTTGCTCAAATGTCAAAAGGTCTGACTGCTAAAGAGCAAAGCAAAATCGGCTTTTTAGCTGGCATTAGCCCTAATAGACCCGAAACTATCGGTCGTGTATTCGCTCTTGACGCTGATGTTATTTCTAGCTTGCGCAATGATTTTGCTGAAGCTGGGTTGCAGAATGAATGGGAAGCTGGCGTTCGTTCGTACTTTCAACGTGCTTTAAACAAAGCGCAAGATGAACGTAATCCTATAAATAAACTTGTTGGTTCTCCAGAGTTGCGAGATAAATTGCGCGCGGCAATAGGTGACAAGGCCGATCGCATTTTAGAGCCTTTGCAAATAGAACAACAGATGCTGAAAGGCCAGCGGCAGTATTTTGCTGGAAGTCCAACGGCACCACTGCAACAAACGGAAGCTGCTTTACAAGAAAGCAAAGGAGCAATTAGATCGGCTTTGCAGGTTGCAAAAGATCCAATAGGAACAGCCGGTAAGTTTCTAGCTGATGCTTTAGGAAATCAAAAAGATAAGAAATTTTATGAGGATTATGCTCGATTACTTTTTAGCAATCCTGAACAAGGTTTAGATACACTTTCAACGATTACAAATTTAGCAGGTGGTTTTAGGCAAGCTCGACAAGTTGGCGAACAAGTCGCCACAACAACTGGAGTTACTGCCGGAAGAGAGTCTGCGTCGCTGTTAGAAGACATTCAAAACATGTCTAAACAACAACAAACTCCAACTGTACGTTCGACACCAGCAGCAGAATCCCCATCGCTTGATGATCTATTTAATCAAATTCAATCGTTTAGTGGTGAATCAGTCCCAGCACAACCAGCAAAATCGTCGAAGGTAACAAAGCAAAACATTAGCATGTTAGCAGATGATGCTGCTGCAACTCATGGTATATCGCCATCACTTGTAAAAGCCGTAATCAAAGCAGAAAGCAATTTTAACCCATCAGCGAAGAGCAAAGTAGGCGCACAAGGTTTGATGCAATTAATGCCTGACACAGCAAAGATGTTAGGTGTAGTTGATGCGTTTGATCCTGCTGAAAATGTGCAAGGTGGAGCAAAATACCTTAAACAACTAATTGATAAATTTGGTGATGAAAAGTTAGCTCTTGCTGCCTACAATTGGGGCGAAGGTAACATACAAAAGCAACTAAAGAAGTTAGGTCAAAAAGGCAAGCCACAAACTCTTAGTGGTATTTTAAAATATGGCACTCTGCCAGACGAGACAGAGCAATATTTAAAGCGAGTAAGCAAGTTTAAATCGGAGATAGCATAGTATGTCATGGGCGTCAGGAACTTACACTAAAGGAAATGCTGCAACAGGCGGATGGACTGGTGATGCTGGCGCTGGCATAGGGATTGAAGCAGGTCGCCATGACACGCAAGACAATGACTTTGCTACTGGCATCAATAACACTATTGCAAAGGATGGACAAAATACTCCGACTGCTAATCTGCCGATGGGTGGATTTAAGCATACTAACGTATCAAACGGCTCAAATCGAACTGACTATCTTGCTCTCAGCCAACTCCAAGATGGTAGCATAATTTGGTGTGGAACATCTGCTGGGACAGCTAATGCACAAACACTAACCCCATCGCCAGCTATCGCAGGATATGTAGCTGGGCAACGTTTCTTGTTTATTGCTGGTGCTTCTAACACTGCTGCGGTTACGTTAAACGTTAGCGGTCTAGGCGCTAAGAATATATTCAGCGGAAGCACTAAGGCTGCTGCTGGTGCGTATATTATACGTCAAGATTGGCTTTATGAAGTTATTTATGACGGCACACAGTTTAGGATCCTGAATGAGAGTGCTACAGCGCTACAAAATCAGGGATATCAATATTTAGGACAATCCAGCGGTACGGCCAATGCGTTAGTATTTACGCCTGCTATACCGATGTTGGCGTATCAGTTTGGTTTGTTTTACTTCTTTACGAATGCTACCAACACTGGCGCCGTTACTATAAATGTTAGTGGATTAGGTGCTATCAATCTTACTAATAGAAGTGGTGCTGCGTTAGTTGCAGATCAATTACAAGCTAGCTTTTTCTATCTCTGCTACATAAACGGCAGCAGTGCCTATCTGTTAAATCCTAGTAGAATTGCAACTACTTGGACTCCGACCATTACCCAGAGTGGGAATGTTACGGCTACATTTACGGAGAACTATTATTACGTTGATTACGATAATAATACAGTAACCGCTACGATGAAGGCTACGATAACGGGAACAGGTACTGCTGGAAATCCTGTTACAATAAGCGTTCCTATCAACTTTGCCTCTTCAACCACTTTGCATGGTATTGGTAGCGGTCTCGTTTACGATATCAGCACAACTACATTTTATACTTCTGTTATGTCTCCGACGGGTGGCAATGCTGTTGCGTTTATGACTAACAGCGGTAATGGCAACTTCTGGGGTGTCACGCCAAGCTTAGCATTGGCAGCAAATGACGTGCTTACATTTACTATTACTTATCGTAGGTAAAATCTTATGGATTGGTTAAATTTTGTTACCATGATGGAAGTCGCTGAAGAGGTCCCAGCTGAGTACCTAGAAGAGCGCATTCGTATCTGGAGGAATCAAGAACTACTAGCTACTGATTTTACTCAGCTGCCAGATAGCCCTGTCGATAAGATAGCCTTTGCTGCCTACCGAGAGGATTTGAGAAACTTGCCACAACAGGGAGACGATCCGAGGTTGTGGGTATTTCCGGTTAAACCATAACTATGCTCAAAATAGTTCGTGTTACTGAATACGATGGTGCGACTTTCGGCGTCATGATGGTAGGCGATAAGCCTGAATTTGTGACACTGGAAGAGTCGTGGCGTGACAACGAACGGATGATCTCTTGTATACCGCAGGGTAGATACAAGATTAAACTGCATAGGTCGCCTAAGTTTGGACTTTGCTACAAGGTCATGGATGTACCGGAACGCAGCGAGATATTGATCCACGTTGGCAACACTAATGAGGATACTACCGGGTGCATTTTACTCGGCCAGCGATACGGTAACATCGGTAACAAGATGGGGATAATGGGCTCTCGTTTAGCGATGAGTCGATTCATGCAGCTAATGAGCGGTATTAGTGAGGCTGATCTGGTTATTATTAGTGCGTTTGGTGGGGGCCGAGTGCATTAGTTATGGATGATGTAACTAAGATCACCTACTGGATTGATTTAATAATCAAAGCTCTATTAGGGATCGTGGTTACGTTAGCTGGTATGGATTACAGGCAGGTTAAGAGCTCGCTAGAGGAGTTGGAGGCCAGCAAGTACAAACTAACAAGCCAGGTTGAGATCATGCAGTCAGAGGTGCGTGGTTTAGAGCATAGACTAGAACGCATAGAGCAAAAGCTAGATCGCATACTAGAAGCTAAACGATGAGGACGCTTTTAGTTGTGATTAGCCTTTTGAGTGGATGCCAAGCTAAGAAGCCTATAGAATGGTATCCCAGGGTAAGCGTCTGGAATAACTCACAAAATAATTGTGGTAGTCAGGACGATGGCTCAGTTGGTACATTAAGCTTTGAGAAGCATAACATTTGCCGACCTGGTAAGGGATTATTGTTAAGCATGGGGATTAAACTATGAGCAAAATCATCGCGTGGATATTCTCACAAACTAAAGTTGGCAAGCTTCTCGATGGTAAAAAGACCATCATCGGTGCTGTGTTGATTCTGGCATCG